CTGCAGTCAATCTGGGTACTACGACCTCCTTCTACAGGAGTGTCTCCCAGTGTACGACAGTATTACTACTGTCCGTCCCTGAAATGTTTTTTATTCTTCGAGGACCTATATGAACGATTCACTACACGACCAACTTAATGTATTTATCCCTTTAAAAGAAGAGCTCACGCTATTCTTAGGGACTAACACGTTTATTGATTTTGAGGTGAATCTGTTGCCATATGGTCCAAACTTCAAGATGAATGTTGAAATTACATTTCGTCAATCAAGGAGAAGGAGAAGAACTGATGCCGACAGCTTATAGTATATCAACACCTGTCAAGGTGGACTCTTCGCATCAATATTTCATGCAAGATAACCCCAATGACATTTATGTTGGCATGCAGACCTTTGGAACTCGTGTAAAAAACGGTTTCAAAGATCCTGACTGGCGCATCAAAGTAGCTCGCCGCGAGGACGCTACCCAGAGTTATTACCTTAGAGATTACGATGTCAAATTAGCCAATGTTTCATCATCTGGCGTATATGCGACTTCGTTAACTTCTAAGCGTTATAATGTTTCTGGTTCACGTACCTGGGAAGGCGGACTTACCGCGTTTACGGATATACCTTCTAACAGCGAAGTTTCTGCTGCGAATGATATAGCCCTTAAACGTATTAAAGGTAAGTTAGCGCGTGATACGGCCCATTTCAAATCTCTGGTTCCTTTAGGGGAAATCAAAGAATTGAGGGAACTTGCTCACACAACTAACAAACAAACTTCTGCTTTTTTAAGTAGTGTTTATGAATTAGGTGTTGGGAGAAAAGTGCGAACTCTTAAGAAAGTTCGCCGCGCTGTCTCTGGTCTATGGCTCAATTATAGTTTTGCAATTGCGCCAACCATTAGTATGATGCAAGATATCGCAGAAAGTATCAATAAGACACTTGAGCGGGATCATCACATTGTACTTCATGGTCAAAAGACTGTTGAGTGGAAATCACGGTACAGCTCCATTGGTAGCACCAATAGCCATAAAGGCGCTATTATTGTTGCTAGTCCCGTTGATCATTACCACAAATACCGTGTGCGATACACCGCTGGATTCCTTGTCAGAATCCAGTCCCTTAACAACTATGCTGCTATCCATTCTGGATTTACAGCAGGTGAGGTGTTTTCTACAGCTTATGAGCTGTCACCTTTCAGTTGGGTACTCGACTACGTCAGTACCGTGGGAGATGTCCTTGAAGATGTCTTCGAGGCTACATCTGGTGAAACCTACTATTGCACAAAAAGCTATAAATATACGTGTGAATCACATGTTTCTTTAACACCGCTCCCCTCCAATATATATTCAAATTGTAGGGGTCCGACTGTTCAGAACGTATGTAAAACTGTTATTTTTGGCAGAGAAAAATTAGGGTCGTTGCCGCACCGATCCTTTCGTATGAAAACGAACGATGAGATAGGCATCAACGCGATACCAAAACTTCTTAACCTTGCTGCTATTCTGGCTGCAAGGTAAAATCTAGATAGTTTTTGTATTTAATTTAATTTAACCAAAAGGATCCTCCGATGATCTCACCAGCCTCCCCTATTACAGGGGCACCGCAAACCTCGTTTACGAGTCCAACATACACTATAGTCGCCGATATGGCTCCTGCTCCCAATGGGAAACAGTGGGCCGTATCTGCACTTGGTGGTACTCAAGCAAATGTTGACACGCATTCGGTATCAAAACCGTTCACATGTACATTCTTTCGCCCATTGCAGCTTAAAACTCTGCCGCAAGCGAATCCTGTTACAGGCGTGCTCAAGTCAATCCCAATCAATCAGTATAAGCTCGTCACTCGTAAGGGTGCCGTGCCAGCAGCGAATCAAATCGCTCTCGTTCCTCGAATGTATACTGTTATCGAGGTTCCAGCTGGGGTTGACACTTACGAACCTGAAGAAATTAAAGCCATGATGTCAGCCCATATTGGGTTGCTTTGGGCAAATTCTGCAGGCATTGGTGATACGGTTTTATCCGGCCTAATGTAAACTTCGTATTTTATATTGCTTTATTTGGAGATATCCAATGAGTATTGTTACAGCATCCGTCTTAAATATATTAGACGGCGCGGAAAGGCTTCGCTCTTTCTTTAACACCCTAAATGATGAACTCAATGATAAATCATTACTTGACCATCCGCTTCAGACAGTGGCTGCGATCTGCCGTCAAAAGGAGCGTGCTACCAAGCGCGCTATCTTTGATGATGGCTTTCACTCAGCTACTGCAGCTATTAACAATTTTTTATCTGTTAATACTCTCTGTTCGGATGTTGATATTAGGCTTTCATCAGATGTTGTGAACAACGCAAGAGATTATATATCTCTTGCGCTGGAACACTATACTGCAAAATTTGCAGAAACACCTGGTGATTTTGACCTATGTCACTTGTTATCGTTATGGCGGTACGGACCAGGTTCATCGGTCGGTACAACCTTTACTCACTTCGCGGATAAAATCCAACAAGAGGAGGTAACGGTAACAGTCAAGGCCCTTCCTTACGCCCGCATTATGCGGTCAATGAACCCTCACCTTAATCGCTTTGATGCGAGTCTTGGTACAAGGTTTAAATATAAAGTCGTAAGAGGCAGTTCTACTTCAACCGTTCCGAAAAACGAAACAACCGATAGAACCGTTTCGACTGAGCCCATCATGAATATGGCACTGCAGCTTGCTGCAGGTGCGTATATTGAAGGTGCGCTACGTTGTTGCGGTATCGATATCAGTGTACAACAGAGTTATAACAAGACTCTGGCGTACATCGGAAGTGTGACCGATAATTTAGCAACTATCGATCTTAAAAACGCTTCTGATATGATATCAATGGCTCTTATTGAGCTTCTATGGCCTGCTTCATGGTTTCACTTTTTATCTGACATTCGTAGTTGTGAAACTAAGATATGTGTAGATGGTGAATCAAAGTGGGTCGGTCTTAATATGATGTCAACCATGGGTAATGGTTTTACATTCCCCATGATGACGTTGACATTGTTAGCACTTGTTTATGCGGTTCAGTCTACTCCTTCCTCCAAAAGAGGGTTTGTGGATTATTCCAAAGTAGCTGTTTTTGGTGACGATATTATCGTCCCCAAATGCGACTACCATAACGCGTGTTCGACCCTTGCTGATGCGGGACTTATCGTTAACTACGATAAGTCTTTCTCAGAGGGCCCTTTTCGGGAAAGCTGTGGGGGAGACTATTGGCATGGCTATGACATAACGCCATTCTATATAGAGACCCTTTACTCCGATCCCGAGGTCTATCTAGCAATTAATAAGATTCATGCTTGGTGTGCAAATATCAATATTTACATGCCAAAGACGATATCTTTACTAATTAGCTTTATAGACTCTCAAGAGCCTTTTCTCGTTCCTTACTGGGAAGCCCCTACTTCGGGGATCTATTCTGGTGAGGTTAAAAGAAGATACAAGAAATGGGTTATTAACCGGACTGTGAAAGTTGATGATTCTCGCCGAATTGACGAGAATATTTTTCCACTTTTATACAGTTCCGGTTGTATCCGTTCTGTACCTCGGGACAACTTTAAGGTTTGTTACTCGCCTCGTCAGGAGAAGGTAATCGATAAATTAACAAATTTACCGATCCCTCCACCTGGGAAGTGGGTCCTTAAACTTTCCAAGATGCCGCAAGGAATCTTGGATGGCTATGATCGACATTCAATCGATCATAAAACAATAGAAGGGTTGCAATACCATTTCGACTCCCTTGTCTGGGAATCGAAGTTGGTATAAACGCTGACACTGTCTTGTGAGAACAAGGTGGTGTCAAAGTTTCAACTTAAATACTTAATTGTATTGATGTTGTCGTCCGCCTGACGCCCAGAAATGAGCGGATGGTGGTGTGCATCCCTGAGCACTGATAAAGTGCCATGGGAACCCCCTGTTTGAGTACGTGT